CCTTAACACCCATGCGATATAATTCTTGTTGTAGAGTGGCTTCTGTGATGACGATACCAAATCGTCTGACAGTTTCATGGTTGCCAACTAACGCTGATTGGAACGCCGCCATTGTTTCAGTGTCAGATGCGTTATTGAATGACGCAACATCAACAGCAAGTTTGGTCAATTCAACTGAAAGTTTTGCGGCCTCACCTCTGGCAAAGCCCATCGGGACAAATGTATCTTGAATTGAGGATGCCATACCCTCTAATTCAAATGTGCTTCGACCTACCTCATCACCAAACTCGCCAAGTGCCGATCTGACCTCGCCAGCGAATTGACCAAATACAACTGATGATTTGGCTTGCATCTCTTCAACGCCAGACGCAAACCGCACCGCCGCCATGCCAGCCTGTGCAAACTGTTGAACGACAACTGCACCCAGAGCCAGTTTTGCAAATCCAGCAATTTTGTTAAAACCGCGACCAGCTTTCTTTTGGGTATCATCAACCCTACGGTCAAACTGTTGGAGCTTCCGATTTACATCTTTGAGGTCAGCTTCTATTCTGACAAGTAGGGTATCAACGGTTGCCATCAGTCGGGGTATAACTCCATCATTTCTTGCAGATCACTCTGTTTCAGTGGGGGCGGTTTCCCACCTGAATGAAATTCTGCAAACCCTGCACACGCCGCAAAAAATTCTACCAGTGACATATTCCAAAATTCATCTGGGCTAAGTTGCAATTTTCCCAGCCCAGTTTCCATCCACTCTTGCCACGGTAGCTCATCTATACCAGCCGATTCTCCGCCTCTTCTTCGTTTCCCTCATCGTCACCAGATGCCAAAATCACACCACAAATATCGCCCACGGCTTTGATGCTTTCAGACAAACCAGCTTCCCACATAATTTTGCCAGCCTCTTTATCGTTGATATCAAGGCCACCGCTTCTAAGTGCGGGTGTCAGTACAGAAAGCATCTGGGTGGATTGCAAAGCCCCTTCCGCAAGCTGTTGCATAATTTTGACGATGCTCATACCAACAGCGGTTTCTATCCGCATGATTACATCAAGGGTTATCTTCGCCTTGTATTTCTTCCCCGCTAGGTTCAGGATTATTTCCCCGCGCTTTGGATTTGCCACTTGCAGTCTCCTTGGTTTCTACCAATAATTCTTCGCCCCTCTGGGCAACATCATGGACACTTGCGGCGGTATATGTTTTACCGCCACATTTGAATTTCCCACCTTCCTCTAATTCAGAGGCTGGGGGAATGTTGAAGATGGTAGCATCATCGCCAATCATCATATGACCAGCAAATTTTTTGCCACCAACCTCAATTTCTACATCTTCCCAACTCATGCCGTTACACCGTTGCGAATGTAATTGTGCCAGAGCTTTCAAAGGTAAAGCTGTAAGTCACCTCACCATTGAACTCGCCGCCATATTCCAGAGTGGTCAAGCGAAAATTTCCTGTGAATGTTCCAAAGTTTGGAACCAGAAATTGGAAATTAGTCAGACCAGATTCATCAAACTTGCTTCTGAGCGTTGTTTCGGATGCGCTGTCTGTGAATACCCCACTGCCCGTCACGGTCATCGATGTGGTTCCGCCTTGCGCCAGAATGGTTCTGGCTCTGCCTGTGTCCTTGTTTGTGATATCAACCATTTCATCATTCATGGTTAATGAGGTGGAACGCATACCTCCTATAGTGGTAAACGCCTCTGGTGATGCACCGTCACCAATTTTCATCAATAGGTCTGCGCCTTTTTGTGCCGCCATGTCTAATCTCCTCTAGCTGTCTGACACAACGGCACGAAATCGCATGACTCCATGCCGTGTAATACCATCACCTTCAGTTATGGTTGTATGAAACTCCTGTCTCATATTGACCATAGAAGCTCCCGAAACCGTCAATGAGCTATCGTGTAATAAATCATGAACCTGTTTCATAATGTCTTTAATATCACGATTTCCTCTGTATTGCGACCAAATATGAATCGTCAATGTGTGTTCAAAAATGTCTTTATCTTTACTGGAATTATCCGAAACCGTTTCTTCACCGATCCTGATGTATGGATATGCCGTGTTCGTAGGCACATCATCGAATACGCCCGTGATTGCAGAACCAGCGGCATCAGTGATGCTTCCTGTATTAAGAGCGGAGAATACTGCTTTTTGTAATTCAAAACTATGTATCGACATTATTTTGCCTTGAATAGTTGCGCTTCTAAAGCCCTTATCTTTGGCCTGTTAGCTTCTAGTGCTGGTTGCAAAAACGGCCTTGCCGCCATTGTAGACGTTCCGAACTCTAACGCTTCTGAGTATATCGCACGGCTTTCCACATCCACACCCAGACCGTTTCCATCTACCCTCTTGACAATATTATTGACAAGATTGCCTGTGTCTGTGGCTGGTGGTTGCCCTGCCGCTGACGCTCTATGTGATCTCCTTGGGTTATATTTCTCATAGACAACCCCGCTTTTTGCGCCTGATTGAATAGATGTGATCGCGGTGTTTCTTACTAAATCGCCAGCCCTGCCAACTATCTGCCTTGCACTAGACGCATACTGCTGTTTGACAATCTGCTGGCGGGTCTTGCGAATGATGGTTGTCTTGAAATTTGCCATCAGGTTGCTACGCCTTCCTCTGCCAAAATTTCCAGATATTTGTCACGCTCACCCACGTTGATAATCCGCTTGATGTTGAATAGGCGGTTGTATGTGGTTCCGTCCACCGTAAAGGAATAAAGAATCCTATGAGCTATTGTTAGATTTCGTCTGTGCCTGATCGTAATTTTGTGTGTGGTTCTGTCCTCATTTTGATCACCATAGAACCTTTCACCCCCGCCCACCGCTTCGATGCGACCAAACGTGGTAGCAAACGTGGAAAACGCACCTGATGAACCGCCACCACCATCTGCGCTGGATGCCTTCGACTGCAAGGCAAGTTGGTGTTGCATCTTACCGATAGCCAAAGCCCATACCCCCACCAAAAGATGACACGCCATATCTCATAATAACATAAGGTTGTAACAACATCTGTAACGATACGGGTGGTTTAGGCGGCGGGAATCTTTCAAAATCACCACGATGTTCATACATGAATGTCACATATTCTAACATAGCAACCCTAATCGGCTCTGGTATATCCGCTCTGGATGCTCCGTAACCCGCTGTATACAAGACCTCAATGCCGTTTGCATTTCTTAAATCAGTAGGCCATGACCCACCATCCCGCAAAACAATCCGCGCTGGAACCCTCACTGTATCGACAAAATAATTTGTGGCGGCAAGTGTCGTGGCGGTATTATCATCTGCAAAAGATTTAATGCTTGTCACAGATTGTACGGGCGATCTTGGTAATTCAATATAGCTGACGCTTGGCGTGTCAGAATGTCCTGTGTGGAACCCTTCTTTGAGTGGCACATCAACATATCCGATCCCATCCAGTGATAACGTAAAAACAGTGGTCAAGAATGTTCTGTTTGTGTAATCTTCCGCCCAGAACCTAGCCGCCTGAATCAGATTATCAATCAGGGTAGTATCCACACCCGAATCAATACGCAAATATGATATAGTCTCGCCAGCATCTAACGGCTCATTTTGTGGGGCTGTTGTGATTGTTAATCCGCTCATAATAAAAACACCTTAAAACTCTGTAACCGTTATAAAGGTTTGGTTGACTGCATTTGTACCACCATATGTACTGCTTCCCGCTGTGACATAAGTTGTGCTTGATGTGCCTTGATGTGAGCCGTTGATTCTAAAAGCAGAGTTTTGATCACAACGAATTTCAATATCTAAAGCATTGCCAGTTGTGTTTGAAAATGATGCTTGTAGCCTATGCCAATTCGCCATAGTAAGTGCATATATCGCTTCATGTTGCATTTGCTATGCCCCTATTTCCATCAATGTGATTGTACTAATTGACCTAAAATGGTTTGTATTATCAGCCTCGCCGCCGTTTTGGTTCACATAAAGCGTAACTGATTCTGCACCTTTCGCCATATACGGCTGATAGGTTAAAGCTGATGTTGAGGATGGGGTGTCTAAATATTCTATGGTCAAAGTTTTTGCTGTTGCACTTGATGGCACTCTTGTGTTCGCCGTGCTTATAGCTAATTTTGAGCTTGGACTTGCGCCCACCGCTCCAGATATGACTGAACCACCGCGATATAAAGCAATGCCGCCGTATGAATTAGCGTTGCTCCCAGATACTACTATCTGTGCAGTCACCAAAATTTTACTGCTTGTGGCGGCTGGTGTTATAGCCGCACTTAGACCAGTGATAGCGACAAAACTTGTTGAAGCTGTGCTAAACGTATCCGTTTTGACCGTTTGAATAACTTGCAAAACCTTACCAGCAGAAACACCTGTAAGCCCCGAACCATCGCCGCTGAATGATGTGGCGGTTATCGCTCCGCCAAACGTCCCGCCGCGTGCAGCTGATACCGTATCAGATACGGAAAAGGTATCATAAACAATGACCTCAACAACATCACTGCTTGCTAACGCTGAAAGACCGCTAATGGTGTTAGCTGTGTTTGTGTTGTAATCAGTGCCATCAACAAGCAAAACGCCATTGAGGAAAACATCTACAAAATTGCCATCACTGAATTTCAGCGTGAGTCCATTATCATCTAAACCAGAAACAGATGTGCCGCCCCCGCTGGCCTGTGTGTAATAATACCTCTGCCTTACACCGAACTCTGGAGATTTACCTATATATGGCATGGTTATTCCTCTGGCTTAGATGGCCACGTTACATCCTCAAGTGATGTTGCAGTTTTTGTTATATCTCTAAGT